AGATTACAATCAGAAGATAGAGCGCACAGAATTGGACAAAAAAAATCTGTAACTTACGTAGATCTAATTTGTGAAGAGACAGTAGATGAGAAAATCGTAAAAGCTCTCCGTAAAAAAATAAACATAGCATCAGAAGTTTTAGGAGAAGAATTAAAGTCATGGATATAGTAGGACCTATGTGTGAACGCGCGTAGAATTTTATATTAATTCCTGAGCACTCCCTAATATTGGTTTATATTTAGTTTTACCTTCAAATTTGTACGCATGTAAAAATGATGCACGTCTACCTTCAGGTATCCAGCTGCAGTGGATCCATCCCGAGTTGGGTTCGCCAGGAGTGTAGAACTCGAGGATCAATTGATCTGGTTCAAGATTATTTTTAATCCAATCAAAT